ATGAGGTATAGCATAGGGTTTAAAGTCGGGAGAGAAGGGCGGCCAGTTGGGTCTCGAGCTCGGCGATGCGGTCGGCGTCGGACTTCGTCGGTTCGGGGACGATGTAGGCCACGCTGACCAGATAGTCGTCGGACATCTCGGCGTTGCCAAGCACCTTGCGGCCGTCTTCGCAGGAAATGAATAGGCGGTCTTCCGATCGCGTCCAAGTCAGCCCGTTTTGGTCGATGTATTGAGAAGCCATGTTTAGAAAGAAATCACCACTACCATACCAGCACCACCAGCGCCGCCTGCACCAGACGGCGTCCCGTTGTCGCTAGCGGCCCCGCCACCACCACCACCGCCAGGCTGAGCGCCAGCCGCCCCTGCCGTTGAGCCTCCGTTCGCGGCGCTTCGGTATCCGCCACCGCCGCCACCGGTACCGCCAAAGTATGAGGCGACTCCGCTTGTGCCGGTAGTAGGCAACAATTGCGTGGGCGTTCCAGTAGCACCAGCACCGCCTGCTACTGCAGTAGTAAATCCACTTGAGCCAGCGGTGGCTTGAAATCGGCCACCGCCTGCACCGCCTTGACCGCTGAATGTGTTGTTGGCTGTGCTTCCGCCACCGCCTCCACCACCAGTAGGCAAGTCGAACATGTACCTATCATTAGTAGAGTTTGAAGGTGCGCCTCCGGATGTAGTGGTACCATTTCCACCACCACCAACCTGGCTAAAGGCCGGCAAGAAAGTACCAAACAGATTGAATGCATTAAACGAATAAGCAGGAGCAGTTACTGTTGCCGAGGTGCCACCATTGGCCGCCGTACTGCTTTGCGAGGCTGTCAAAGTTCCAAAGATTGAAGCCGTACCAAGGCCGCCTTGGTTTCCGTTTGTGGTATCGGTAGTGACAGAAGCACCGCCAGCGCCGCCTGATCCGACAGTAACAGTCACAGTCGAAGCCAATGTCGAAAGCGGTACGTACATTTGAATGAAACCTCCGGCAGCACCGCCGGCGCCTCCGCTTCGAGTTTGAGTGGATGGAAGTCGCGACCCAGAGCCTCCACCATTACCACCTGCCCAGACCTTTACGAGAGCCATCGTTTTACCAGCAGGCTTGGTCCACGTTGCGGTGCCTGCAGTCGTAAAGACCTGAACATCCGCGCCAGAACCACCACCACCGCCAGCCGTGGACCATTGCAAATCCCACGAGGTCGCGCTTACCTTGGAAAGCACCTGACCCGTCGTGCCGCCAGAGGGCACCAGCTTAGTGGCCGGCTCTACCGCCGCAGTCCCAAGGCCGAGGTTCGTGCGGGCCGTCGGGGCGCTGACTAGGTCGGAGAGGTTCGACGCCTTGGCCAGCTTCGCGTCGAGCGCCGTCTGCAGGTCGGTCTGCGCCGAGAGCGTGCCGGTGATGCTTCCCCAGGTCGTCGAGGTTACAGGGGTAACGCCGCCCACGTTGACCACCCAAGCCGCGTACGTGCCCGAGCCCGTGTGGTGGTTCACGTCCACAGTCATAACACCCGTGCCGGAGTTGTACGTCAGAACCTCGCCGTGCATATGGTTCGACGCGTTGTAGGAGATCGTCACGTTCTGCGTCGGCGTGTACGACAGCCCCGTCCCCACAGTCAGGGTTTTGTTCGTGTTGTCGATTGCGAGGGACGTCGTCGAGGTCGTCAGGTAGCGGTCGCCCGGGACGATGGTCGCCCAGGCTGTGTCGTAATCCGTGCCGCTGGCCTTGCTCAGGAACTGGCCTGTCGTGCCGCCAACCGCTACGCCAGGGCCCGCTGCGCCGGTGGCCCCGGTGGCCCCGGTGCTCCCCGTGCTGCCGACCGCACCTTGGGGGATACCATAGTTGAAGACCGCGGCGGCGCTCGTCCCGACGTTCGTGACCGTCGCCGATGCACCCGGGGAGAGGGTCGTAACCGTGCCGACCGCAACCGTCGCCGCGTTGCCAGCGGGGCCTTGACTGCCCGTCGCCCCAGTCTGGCCGGCGGGGATACCAAAGTTAAGGGTCGCCGCGGCAGTCGTCCCGACGTTCGTCACCGAGGCCGAGGCCCCAGGGGAGAGCGTCGTGGTCGTGCCGACCGTCACCGAGGCCGCCGGCCCGGGCGTCCCGATCTCAACCGTGATGGTCGAGGAGGCCCCTTCAATGGAGACCTCCAGCGTGCCGTAGATTTCCGCGACGATTTGGGTCATGGTTAGGTGGTGACCTGGTCGATGACGTTAAGGCGGAAGGTCGTGGAATAGAAGATGACCCCGCCCGTGCTGAACTTGACGTCCTGCCGAGCCGTACCGAGGGCGAAGTCAGCGGTATTGGAAAGGCTGATGACGAAGGACAGGCCGTTCCCCGCCATCGTGATCGTGCAGGGGTAGACCATCCCGCCCGCGTCGATGATGTCGGAGGTCACGGTGGTCGTCAGCAGGTTAGCCGGGGCACCTGCCGCCGGGGTGTAGGTGACGGTCGCCGCGTAGGTCGTGCCGCGCTTAAAGGTGACGGTGGTGCTCATTAGAGGATGTCTTCGTAAACGATGCAGGGGATCTGCGCCGCGGTCTGGACGTATGACCCGGTCGTCTGCGTCGTCGAGATTTCCAGCGTAGCATCAGCCGAGGAGGCACCCCCGAGGAGGGTCGTGACGCCCGCCGCGGTCATGTCCAAGGTGACCGAGTAGCCGGTGAAGGAGACAATGCCAGAGCCCGAGACCGTGAGGGATAGGGGCGGGGCCAGCGTCGAGTTATAGGTAATGTCCCAAGTAAAGTCCCCGACCTTGTTGACCGTGACTTTGTCAGTCAGGGAGGCGTTCAGCTCGAGGGCCGCTTGCAGTTCCGAGGCGCTGGCGAACGCCGAGACCGGGCCGATGACCAGAGAGTTGTAAAGCAGGGAGAAGGTGCCGGCCTTCGGGGTGGGGGTAATCGTGACCCGGTCAATCTGGTTAACTCCCGAGGCATAGGCGACGACCGTGGACTTGCTGACCGTTGCGGCGCCGAGGGCGGTCAGGCCGGTCGTCGAGGTAGCCACCGCGGTCGCCGTCCCGATCGCCACGCTGACCGAGGCAAGGCCGCTGATGACGACCTCCTCGTAAGGGGCCGCGCTGATGTTGTTCGGGCGGACGAAGTAAACATTCAGGACGGACTGGTCGCCCTTAAAGAAGAAAGGGTTATTAACCAGTCGGACGTCCTGGTAGGAGGTCGAGGCAACCCCGTTCTGAACGTCGACGAAAAGGCTGTAGTTCGTATAGAGGGCCATCGGCTTTAACCTTGCCCCGAGGGCAACTTACGGGGCCGTGACCGAGGAGATGTAAAAGTCGTTCACAAACGTGAAGTGCCCAACGACCTTGGGGATGGTGAAGGTATGCACCCGGTTATAGGGGTCAGTCCAGGACGAGTCGATGGTCACAGTATGCGTCAGGGTCGAGTGAAAGGAGGACGTGCCTAGGGTGTAATCGAACACCCCAGGAGAGCCGGCCACCGCCGTGGTGTTGAAGTCAATCTGCCAGACGTCCACGTTCAGTTCGATTTCCGTGCCTTCGTTCCAGCAGCAGACCTCCGTCGCCCAGGCCAGCACCATGAACTCGCCATCCTGGTCGAAATGAGAGTCGCCCCCGTCCGCCGGATCGTTGGGAATGATGCCCGTATCATATGAGACGCCGAAGCGGGCAATCTCGCCGATGCCAGGATAAGCATAGTTAAAACGAAAGCTAGTGGTCAGCCCTTGCGGGGTGAAGTTAGCCGAGGCAGGGTAGGCGTTGAAGTCCCAAGCGGTCTCGCCCGTCCAGCGCGGATAAATGGTTGAGTATGGGCCAAACGGGGCGGGCACACGTTCGTCAGCCGTGAAGGGACTGCCAGGGATTGGAGCAGGGGGGAAGCCGGCCGAGACGTTAACTGTCACTTGATAGCCAGCGGGGCCAGTCAGGACAGTCCCGTCATAGCCTCCTGCAAAAGGCGGGTTCCCGTACTGTCTGATTACTTTGCAAATCTGGTCTGGGGTAGTGCTTGGATAGTCTAGATAACCCTCGACGTTATTACCAACACCAACAGCGACATTGGACAGGCGGAGATATTGTCCGGGATAATACAACGGCGCCGTCAGCGTGCCGTCCCCTAGTTGGCATAGGCTGGCTAGAGAGTGCCTTGCAAGGATGACGCTCATCAGACGAGCCCGTAATAATAGGCCGCGTCATTCGCCCCGCACTTGTAGCGCTCGCCCCATTGGCTGCCGCTGACCGACTGGCTGACAGTCCCGGTCGAGTTGTCCACCGAGGCGAGGAGCAGGTAGGCCGTGGAGTCGGTGCTGGTCTGCGGGGCCGTGTCGTGGATGACGATCGGGTTATCAGGAAAGGGCGGCGGCGTACCCGTGGCGCCCACAGGCATCTGCAGATAGATGTAGACCGTGGTCGGGCTGGCAGAGTTGCCGATGTTCAGCGTCGGCGCAGGGACAGCCGAGAGCTGCGTGGCCGGCGAACCCATCTTCGGCTCGATGTTGTTAATCGTGCCAGGGACGACGCGGACGATGTAGTCAGACCCGACCTTTGTGCAGAAGACTTGAAAAGGGTGAGTACCTTCAGCGTAGACCCAAGGCTCATCGATGACCAGGGTCGCCGCGGCGCCCGTGCCCGAGAAGGTATAGCCGACGCCAGGTTGAAGGTTCATGGTCAGGTGTTAATCGTATAAATCTCCGTCATATATCCTTCCCTGTTGAACCTGATCTCGTAACTAATTTTATAAAGCATCCCGTAATCCTCGAAACTTACATTTGAAAGCAGCAGCTGCGGGGTCTCGTCCTTTGCTGTGAAATTGTCGCCAAGGTAGGCAGGCAGGAGAAAGCGGTAGCCTTCAGGTGCGCGACCGCTGAAAGCGACGCCGACATACTTACGAAGGCTGACAACGTTGCCGGCCTTCGTCGTGTACAGAACGCCGTTGAAGGACGACGCCGGGGACAGGTAAGACGTGCGCTTGTAAAGTTTCTTTTCCTGATCGGTACTAGTCCCAAAGAAGCCGAGGAACAGGGGCTTATTCGGGGCGACCCCGTCGTTGCCAAAGATAGCGCCGTTAATGCCAAGGAAGGCGGGCTTGTTAGGGTTGCCATCAGGGGAGGCCGTCGCCGTGTAGGGGGCAGGGCCAGCGATGCCGAGGCCCGCTGCTTTGAAAAAGTTAGGGTGCGAGGTCAGGGGCTCTGTGCTTAGGGTGGCCGACCCGCTGACGTTGGGCTCCGTCCAGTCGCCGGCCTCGATGCCGCAGTAATCCGCGGTAATCGTCGCCACGTCGAGAGGGCCAAACGCCACGCTGACCTTGTGACACTTCAGGCGACCATCGGGCTTGAACACGTCGCCGCGCTTGATGGCGCTCGCCGCCTTGGCGTTGTCAGCCTTATAGGTCGCCTTGCAAGTGAGCAGGCCGTAGCCGTCGTTTTCGATGGAGTAGCCGGCTTGAAGGACGGGGGTGGTCAGGGTATTTCCCTTGGATACTTTAGCCATAAATTAGCGGGCAGGTGGGCGGTTGGCGCTAGGCCAGAACTTCTCGGTCTTGAAGCCGGTCGCAGCCCCGTCGCGCTCGATCATTGTGCGGAGAGAGTTTGCCATGTCCTCCTGAAGGGCGACAGACTTGTTAAGCGCGTCGAGCTGCGGGCTCATGCCCACGCCGACAACGTTGGAGCCAACATCAAGGCCCTTTGCCGCAGCCGCCCCCGCCGTTTCCTTGGCGGTTTGTTCTGCAATCTTGGCAGCACGGGCCGCCGCTTCTCCGGCGAGGAGTTCGTCAATCATCGCTTGTACCTTCGGGTTCTTAGCCGTCTGCTTAGCGATGAACTCCTCCTGCGTTTGTTTTTCCTGTCCAGGAATAGCCGGCAGGAACTTGGAGGCGACGCGGGCCGCGGGGTTGGATTGCTCCTCTAGGAGTTTACGACCGCGAGGGTCTTCGAGAAGAAAAGACTGGTATCCCTCGACGTTACCGCGGGCGGCCTTCTCCTGGCGTAGGCGGGCGGCGTGGCGCTCCTCGGATTGAAGCAAGGCCTCACGGCCACCCGTACGCATCAGGCCCCGGGACTCCTCCTCCTTAGCAAAGGCCCGGGCCTCGGCGGTATCCTGCTTAGCTTGGGCAATCTTGTCGGAGATAAAAGAGATAGCCTTCTGGATCAGAACCATCGGGGCAAGAAAGCCGACGGCGATGTCCTTAAACGCCTCGCGGAACTTCTTGCTTAGGGCGTTGGCCGCGCCCTCGACGCCCTCCATAGAAGCCTTGGCCTTAGCCATCTTCTCCGGCACGTCGGACTTGCCCGACAACTCCCACTCTAGTTTGCGTCCCATCGTTTAACCTTGCTGGGGAGGCAACTCCCCCGCCCGCAGCGTTTCCATGAACGCCTCCTCCTCCGTCGTCAGAAGGTTGACCTTCGCCCCGCCACGCAGCGCGAAGGCCGTCGACAGCCAGATGGCTTGCGCCTCGGGCATCTCCCATGCCCGGGCTTCCTCGATGCCGTTGGCGACGAGGTTCGTGACGATCATCAGAGGCCACGGGCAGCCGACCCCATCAGCCGAGTCGCTCGTCTTCGCCCCGTCCCAATACTTCGGCCACGCCTCGAGGTGGCAGTACTCGACGAACCGGGCGACCTCGCCGGCGAACTTCTCGGGGCGGTACTCGAGCTCACGGATGCGGGCCTGCTCCCAGAACCCAAACTCAAGCCCGCCCTCCTCGGCGCATACCTTCACCGCCATCATCAGGTCGGCGGGGGTGATGCTCCTGCCCGACGTGACCAGGGGAGACTCGATAGCCAGCAGCCGCACCCGGAACTTCAGGCAAAAAGGGAAGACCCGCTTCCCAAAGAATACACGGGAGGACGGGTCTGAGAACGCCCGCAGAAATCTGTTGTCCACGGGGTGAGTCAAAGCCCTTGCAGGGCTCGCGTCAATTAGGCGGGGGTAACGCCTTCGTAATCGACCGCGGTGATCGAGTACTTCACGAAGTCCTTGTTCGAACCCTTCTCCTCGACCTTCGTAATCACGCCGACAAAGGAGTTGCTGGCCGAGCCGGAGGGGTAAGCAGCCGAGGCCGCCACCGTGAAAGAAAGGGTCGCACCCAGAACAGGCGGGGCGCCGCTAGCCTTGACCACGCCCTCGACGCTGAGCTCGGTCTTGCGGTCGTCGTAGCGCATGGTCACCGTTAGGCCAGCCTCAGACTGCACCATGTTCTCGTTGTTGAACGACGCGGAACAGGTGTAGGACTGGACAAAGAGGTTAGTTGCGGTGCCCGCAACCCCGTAGGTGCAGGTGGTTCCTTGAGCGACGGCGGCCATTTGTCTTTGCGGGCGGGGGCAACCTTACGCGGGCAGGACGGTCAACAGCCCGAAGGTGAAGGCCGTCGCGTAACTGCGCTCATCCTTGCCCTCGTCCTCGGTGTTAGGGGTCACGTCGTACAGGGTCGCGTCAGCGGAGGCAACGAAGACCGCCTTCAGGCCGACGAGGTCTTGCATGGAGCCAGCCAGGGCGGCGCAGCGGGCCCGGTGGTCGGCGAGGGTCGTGTCGTCGGCGTTTGAGAAGATCGTGACGCGGACGGAGCAATCGTAATTGCCAGCGCCTTCAGGAAGGTCGGCGGGCGTCCGGGCCGAGTCGCAGAGGACAATGGCCTTCGGGAGGACGTTGATGTCGCCGTCGTCCCCGGTGTAGATGTTGACCCCCGTCAGGCCGGACTCGGCTGAGAGGTGCGTGGCGACGTTGGCCTCGACGATGTGGCGAATTGATTTGGTACCCATAAAGTTTAGGATGCGTTGAAGGCCTGAGCCTCGCGCGCCTGGTATTGCTCGAGGTCGGCATACAGACGCACCAAGGCAATCGTGCGGGCGATGTCAGGCACGCCGTTCTTGCTGGCCTGCCCATCGTTGTCGCCGATGGTGTTTCCGATGATCATGGTCAGGCCGTAGGCATTGCGGAACGAGGTGACGTAGCCGTTGCCCTTATGGCGCTTAATCCAGACGGGGATATCCTTTGCCTTATACAGGGCTTTATTGTTCAGCTTCGGAAGTTTGGTAAGGACGTCATACCAGCCAGCCTTCAGGTAGCCGACATGGCTCTGGGTAAGTTTGATGTATGATTCCAGGGCTGCCTTGCTCTCGGCGACGTACTTGCCCAGATAACTGCCGGTCTGCTTCCAGATGCGGACGCGGCCTTGGCGGTCGATTTTGCGGCGGGCGAGGTGCTCCTTGCGGAGGTCTTTAGTCGTCTCCTGGTTGTCCATCGTCAGCACCGGGTTGGACTTGTTGAAAAGGTTCTGAGCCTTGGAGAAGGCACGGGCTGCGTCG